AAATTTAATCCTAATGCTGAATCTGCAATACTATTTTTTAAAGAACTATCTGAGGAAGTATTTACTCCTCCTGTAGCATGAACATCATCCCATTTTAAACTTGAGCTTCCTAAGTCATGCCCATCATCTGAGTCTGGAAGCAAACCTCCACCAGTTGTTAATAAACATTTTATATTACCTACAAATCTTTCAAATCCTGCATCTGGAGAGCTATATGAACCAAAATTTATTTTACCATTAATATTAACATTGCCATCTGCATCAAATGAATATCTATTATTTCCAGCTCTTCTTATAAGTAAAGAGGTAGTACTAGCATCAGAAAAAATTCTAAATGTATTATCTGTATTTGTTGTTTTAGTGTCATTTCCATCATGTATAAAAAGTACACCTGTATTGTCAGCATTTCCTCGAACATGAATATTTCCATTATCTTGAAAATGAATATTCCCGTTTGCAAATGTTGCTGAACCTTGACTTGTTATACTATCTGAAGCTAAAACAACACCACCTATACTCCCTGATTCTGCTAAAATCTTTCTAACTACAACTGATTTTTTATTATCTCCTACACCTAGATCTGCATCTTCTATCCTTAATTCTTTTTCACCTGATTGAATATTAATAGAATTTGTTGCACCATATCCAAATGTAGAGTTTTTAAAACCAACTTTTTCATTATGGTAACTTATATCTATTCCTTCTTTTTGGTCTGTTACACCAACATCAGGAGCACTCTTTCTTCCATAAACTTTAGTGCCATGGTTTACACCTACTGAATTAATTTTATTATATTTAAAATCTGCCATTATGTGTTAATCAACCTTTTGTATGTTGGTCTATATTCAATAGTTATATCATTTATTTCTAATTTTGTTGCTGAATCAACAGTTATTTGTAAAGCAATGCTTTGACATTCTACTGGGTCATCTAAAGGTATTTTTGCTATTTCAAAATCTGTTGCTTGATTTAAAGTATTACTGCTTAAATCTGAATCTACAAACGAAGTAGAACCATTCAATGCATATCTTAAAACATTATTTTGTGTTGTACTTGAAGAGGATTTATAAGTTATATGAAAGCCATATATTTTTTTTCTTTTACTTGGAGTTCCAAAGTCAAAATCTTTTGTTTGGTAAACTATATTACTAGAATCTTGTGGCTCTCCTCTCCAAGTTCTTAGTGTTATAGTATCACTATTCTCTGAATAATATAATAAATCACCATTAGCATCATAATCAAAATTGCTAAATACATCACCTGAATGCAGTCTGTTTTTACCTAACCAAATAGAACGAGTTTTTAAATCATAGATAATAACATCACTACCATTACCTCCAAAGTTTTGGTCATTCGTTGTGCTTCTTGAATCTAAAGCTATTATAATATGTGATTCTTTACCATAATAACCTATGATACTTCCAGCAGTTATTAACTTTGCCCATGATTTTAAATTAAATAAACCATCTTTATATCCATTTAAAACCTTTTCAGTAATTAATTCAGTAATTCCACTTCCACCTTCATATACATAAAGACCATTTTGATTTACCCAAGTAATACCAAAAGGTGTTTTTATAACAGCATTAGGATGTAAAACACCATACCCCTTGTGAGTTGCTTCTAAAAACCAACCACCTGGATTAGGGCTTCCTATATTTATTATATACAATGTGTTGAATTTATATGCAAATAATCTATCACCTACAGATTCTAATCTTATATAGGCTTCTGCATCACCCAAAGCAACATCTATAAAATTATTATCAGGAAATATATTTTCTTTATTTATTGGGGTGTACATAATTCTGTCAGCGTGTTTTCTTCTAACACCTTCGTTTGTTGTCTTTTTTACATTGGCAACAAATAATCTTCTGTTTGCAAATACACCAGTTTTAAAACCATCTCCTGCATTTCCAATAGTTAAATTACCTTCATTGCTAGAATAACCATTAATGGTAGCATATGTATCAATGCTTGGTTCTATGGCTGTTACAGTTACATTCCCCAATGGTGTGCTTGCACCATTGGTTATAGTCCAATCTTTATAATCACCACTCATTTTAGAACGAACACCATAAGCATTATTTTGACCAGAAACTCCTGTAATGTCTATATCTGCAAGTAAATTCCATTCACTATCATTAACCCTGCTACCTGTATTATCATATAATTTCCAATACAATCTACCACCTGTAACATTGTTAAAATAATCTTGACCAAGATTACTAGACAAACCATTTTGTGAGCTAGCATAAACTGATATGTTTAAAAGACAATCATCATTAGTTATATTTTTTGTATCTGTCATTTCAAAAACAGTAGACTCCATTTTCTTTTCATATATAAATGTTAGTCCAAACTTATAATAACCTGCTTGCCATCTACCTGTACCAGCACTTCCTTGATCTATTTCTACATTAAAACTTCCATCCTCATAAGAAGCACTTGTTACAAGGTTTCCATCATTTGGTGGAGTAATTATAAAACCTGTAAATAAAAAACTGTCCTGTGCTAGTCCTAATTGTTTATAACCAACATAACCATATTGTTTTACTGTACTTGAGTTATTAAGACTTGTATCATGTAAAATAATTTTATTACCAATTGGTATTACTGCACCCTGACAAGATGTTACACCTGCTCCACTAATATCTCCTATGCTTGTCCAAGTTTCATTAGTATAATCAAGAACTTTACATTGAGTGTTGCTGCTATTACCTGTTTGGTCTATTGCACATATATAATTTTCACCAGTATTAGTTTTTGCTTTATTGTAATCAAACTCAAAATGCTTTAGACCATGCCCTCCAGCATTTTCTATGGCATGACTACCAACAGTTGCAAAGCTTGCAGCAGATGTTGCATGACCTGCATCCCTAGGCGTTCCATCACCATCACCCATGTTTCTTAAAACTCCTACTTGATCTCCTATTACATCTTGGCAAAAAGAAGATTCATTGTCTGCTATGTCTCTTTTATCTCTTTGATTATTAAGACCACCAGAAAAGTCTCTTAATGTGGCTGTTTGTTTTGGCATTTTACTTTAGTAAAACTTTTTTAATAACATCCTCAACTACAGAATAAATAGAATTTAAAACCTTTGCTTCAGTCTTTTCATTTATAATCGGTATGTCAATTCTGTCATTTAATTTTTTGATGATTTCAGCTTTAGTTTCTTCATTACATAAGTAATCTACCATCATGTTTGCTAGTTTCATTTGTTCACTCCTTGTGATTTTTTCATTCGTTTAAACCCATCTTCCATAGATATGGTTGAAAAATCTACTTGGTCTTTTCTTATTGCAGATGCCCAAGCTCCACCTTCTCTAACAACTGTATTTATTGGAGAAATAATTCTTTCAAAACTTCCATCACAATGTTGGTCATTACAACTTGTTCCAACAAAATCATCCTCATCAGAAGTGTTAAAGTTTCTACTATAATTTTCTGTAGGCTTGTTACAAACCTTACATTTGTATGTGTATATTGGCATTAATGTTTTCCATTCAATCTTGATACTATACCTTTTAGGTAGTTCATATCATCTGTTAAATCATTTAATTCTTTTACCACAGACTCATGTCTTCTTTCAGCATTGTCTATAATTTTATCTTGCCACCTATCATATGAATCATCAGATTTATTAAACCTATCTATTAGTTTTACCAAGATCTGATATTGGTCAGTAAGTTTTTGAGTCAATACCTTTTGCAACCAAGCCATTTGCCCTGCAAAAAGCATTACCATTACTCCAACAATTCCGTATTCTGCAAATATATCTATCATATTACTGCTATAATTTAAACATTATCTGTTGATAACTTGTTAATTAAAACTATTTTTTCTTACCTTTTTTAGCTTTTTTCATTTTCTCTTTTTTGTTTTTACCTTTATGATATGGCATTTTTTCTCCTTTAATATAAGTTAACAACAATCATTACAACAATCACAGTTGCAATCTTCTTCACAATATACTATATGTTTTATTTCTTTTTGCACTATTTCTTCTTCCTTTTTTTAGCTTGTCTAACACGAGATTTTTCTACTGCTTTTAAATTAATTCTTTTGCCTTGCTTATATAGTTTTGCAGTTCTTTTTATTTCTGCAGCTTTTTTTCTAGGATTCTTAGCACCCTTAGTATATTTAACTGGCACACCATATTTATATGGTTGCTTTCTTTTACTTTTTGTTTTTTTTCTTGGCATTAGCTTTCCTTATTGACTCTTTACCTGCTTTAGCTATTTTAGCTTGTGCAGTTTTACCTGCAACTTTTGCTCTTTGTTCTAATACAGTTAATATCTGTATTTTTCTAGCAAAAGGTTTTCTAATTCTTTTTACCTTTGCAACAGTTGCTCTAGCATCTGCTGGTGTAGCAAATTTAATTCTTACTGTATCTTTTGGATTTTCATCCGTATATAATCTTCTTCCAGAACCTTTTGGTTTTTTACCTGTACCAACTTTTGGGTCTTTACTTTTTCTTTTTCTTTTTCGCACCACCCCTCCTCAAGTCAGTATCATGTTTTCTACTACCCCTAATAAAAGAATTTACCCTTCCCATTGCCCATGCAGCCATAGGAACATTCCTTGAACCACTTGAAAGGTAGGCTGCTTGCCCTCTTTTATAAACTTTTTTTAATGTGCCTAATGATATTCCAGAACTTTTAGCTTTTGCTGCTAAACCTTTAGCCCCTGAAGTTTTCTTTTTTGCTGGTTTTCTTTTTTTCTTAGGTGGCATAATTACTCCTTTACCATTTTACTTTATGAGACCAAAATCTTGCTGACAACTTAGATGGATTTGGATCTTGTGCATTATGTCTTGCATAATAAGATTTTCTTCTTGCTTTGTCTTTTTTAGTTTTAGGATTTTTACCTGCACCTCTTACACCTTGCTGTCCAAATCTTATTGTTTTAATTTTATCTCCAACTTTTGCTACTACAATATGACTTTTTGTTGGATGATTAGGAGTTCTTTTGGGTTTATTATAACCTGTAACTCCAGCTTTTTTTAACCTAGAATCTTTCTTTTTTGCCATACATCATCTCATTTAATATTGATATTAATTCACCTATCATTGTTTCATGCTTATTATTCTATTTAATTGATACACTTTGTCTTGCAGTTTTACTATTTCTGATTCGTGTTGAGCAACCATTGTTTCTAAAAATCTAATTGATGTGTTTTGAATATGGTCTGAGCTGATAGGAGCATCTTGGTTTGCCAACATATCTGCTTGTATTTTTT